GATAAAGATAAATCTCCAGTGGTTTGTTGAGTCCAATCGATTGCGTTTGGACTAGTGAATATTCCTAAATTGTCAGCCACTACATATTGTGCATTAGTTGTGTCCCAAATAACCGAGTTAAGAACATTGCCAACCCTCGAAGTGAAGATCCAGTTAACACCGTCGGAACTGTAAAACACATCTCCGCCGCCACTGGTATCAGGCCCTACAGCTAAAAATACATTGTCGGAACTATTCCAGCAGACTGATTTGAAATTTGCGCCCCAAGTATTAGGTTCGCGTTGGGTCCAGGTAACACCGTCAGGACTAGTTAAAATAAGAGCGTAACCAGAATTGTCCACTCCGCCTGCTACATATTGATCAGTACCATTCCACGCAACCGAAGACAATCCGCCAGGAAATAAATTGACAGCTTGCTCGGTCCAGGTAATGCCGTCGGGACTGGTTACAATAAGAGCGGTGTTTACTGGATAATTATTACTGTTTCCAACTGCCACATATTGACTTTGGGTGTCTGACCAAACAATACTACTAAAATCTGGATGCGAGTGATTTAAATTGTTCCAAAATTGTTGAGTCCAGGTAACTCCGTCGGGACTTGTCCATATATTATATGAGTTGCCAGGGTTGCTGTGTCCAACTGCTATAAATTGATTTAGGGTTGGATTCCAAATTATTGAATAAAATCCGCCGTCAATTTGTGTCACCGGCTCTGCGGCATTTCGACCAATGGCTATATTAGTCGGTCCATAGGCATTGTTAATATTTGCAATATTGGCCCAGTCTACACTGGTAGCAGTTACGCCAGTTAATTGACTGCCATTACCAATAAAATAATTACCAGAGACATTGCCAGTTACTGATAAATTTGCTAGTGTGCCGACTGTGGTTAAACTTGAATATATTACATTACTTGATAGCGTATTTCCAGTAAGTGCATTTGCGTCTACAGAACTTGCAGCTACACCAGTTAATTGACTGCCATTACCAAAATAATAATTAGCGGTAATGTTACCTGCGGCACTAACTTCGCCTGCGGTGTAAAAATTTTGTCCAGTGATATTACCAGCGGCAGAAATATTGCCAGCCGCATCAATATTAACAAATCCAGTTGGTTGTCTAGTCCATGAATTGCTAGCGGCAGAGTAGACATAGGTAATCCCGTTTATTGTTGTGGTTTGTCCGTCGACTGGTGAAATTGGAAATGCCATCGTTATTGAATTCGCAAATGCGTCCTTAATTTATATTCATATTTAGCTAAAAACTAATTCCATGGTTTTATGGATACTACGGGTATTAAAACCGACCAACAGCTATTTCTATAATTCCAATTTCGTTAGAATCATAATCTTCTAACGCTTTTCCAATGATACATCCTGGCTGATATTTTTTTATATCTAATGCCGTTGCAACTCCAGCAATATTACTAGTAGTAAGACGATCGCCTCTGCAAATTTTTCCTACTACACAGCAAGGTGCGCGACCAGTTAATGCTACAGGAAGTACATGTTCTCCGACCTGGGCACTATTCATTAAATAACTTGGATTAGTAGAAATAATTCCAGCTACTAAAATAGAATGATCAGTTGAGCTTGCTGTAATTTCATTAGGACCACCAAATTCTACCACTGTTCCTGGCACATAATTGCTATCGGCTGCATACATCTCTGCCAAGTCGGCATAAACTGCTGATGTCGCCTGTGCAAATACTGTGTTAAAGTAAGAACTTGCATTACCAATATTACCAACGCCGTTGCCATTACTGTTAACAATATTACCCACAGATATAGTTCCTGTAGATACTGATAATACATTTGTTGCTTGGTTAAATGTAAAGTTAGATGAACCAGCTAGGTTACCAGAGTTATTATAAACGACTTGTGTATTTGTGCCGGGCGCTGTAACATTACCCGAAATACTACCAGCAAAAGTACCAAGGAAGAAGCCAGCGGTTGTAATGTTGCCAGTTGCTGAAATTAATCCACCCGTTAAAATATTACCATGGATAGCGTTGCCGGTTGAACTCATCAATCCAGCAGTTAAAATATTTGCACCAGTAATGTTAGCGGCCGAAATAACTGTACTTGTTGCACTAATTAATCCAGCAGTTAATACATTACCATGTATAGCATTACCGGTTGAACTCATCAGTCCACCAGTTAATATATTAGCTCCAATTACATTGCCGCTAGCACTTACAACTCCAGAAACATATTCACCAGTTGTTGCAAATACTGCCACATTGGCGGTACCACCAACACCTACTATAACATTGGCATTAACTGCGGCATTGACATTTGAGGTTCCGTTAGCTACTGGGAATGTTGCCGCAACAGTTATTCCAGTTAATTGACTACCATTACCAATAAAATAATTAGCGGTAATATTACCAGTGGCACTAACGGTGCCTGTGGTTGTTAAAGCATTGGTAGCTGAATTAAAGGTAAGGGCTGCACTTGCACCAGCGTTACCGTTATTATTATAGATTATCTGTGTGTTTGCTCCTGGCACAGTAAAGTTACCAGTGATATTGCCAATAAGGTTTCCAATAAAGTTTCCACTAGTAGTAATATTGCCTGTGGCACTTACTTGCCCACCAGTTAATAAATTGGCACCAGTGATATTGGCCGCAGCACTTACCTGTCCGCCGGTTGATACATTGCCATGGATGGCATTACCAGTACTTGACATCAATCCAATTGTTAAAATATTAGCGCCAGTTATGTTACCGGCAATCACCGCAGCGTTTGATGCTTGATTAAATGTAAATCCAGTGCTGGCGCCAGCGTTACCGTTATTGTTGTAAATGACTTGTGTATTTGATCCAGGTACTGATAGGTTTCCTGTAATATTACCTGCAAAGTTGCCAACAAAATACCCAGCAGTAGTAATGTTGCCAGTTGCTGATACCACTCCAACAGTTAACAAATTGCCGCCACTGATATTTGCATTGGCCGCTATGGTTGAAGAAGTTATGTTAAACGCATAAAAATTATTCCACCAGTTACCACTAGTGCCTAAATTCAGTGTAGTATTAGCGGCTGGAGCAATGCTTACATTACTCATCCAGCCTTGTGTTATACTATTATAAACAAATGTTGCAAATGGTGTTCCAGCGTTATTTCCAGCTACCAATCCAATGCCATTTAGTGCAGCGCCAGTTGGCGCATTCCCGCCAGCAATGATATTAGCGGCCGATACAATATTGCCAACGCTTGAAATTACAGCGGCACTGAATATGTTTCCGCCCGACACATTACCAGTGCTAGAAACAGTGCCAGTGACTATCAACAAGTTTGATGCAGCGTTAAATGTAAGGCCTGGACTTGCTCCGGCATTGCCGTTGTCGTTATAAAGAACTTGTGTGTTTGATCCTGGTACAGTTAAATTACCGGTAATATTACCTAGGAAATTACCAATAAAATACGCATTACTAGTAACATTACCTGAGGCTGAAATAATTCCGCCTGTTAATACATTACCACCGGTTATGTTAGAAGTCACAGCCAACGATGTCAATGTACCAACACTGGTAATATTTGGTTGTGCATTTGTATAAACCGTTCCAGCAATCAGGGCATTACTAACTTGACCAGTTACATTGGCTCCAGTAATATTACTCAATGAGTTGCCGCTACCAATGAATCTACTACCGGTAATATTTCCAGTTACAGAAACAGCGGCACCTGTATGTGAAGCAGCATTAACTGAATTAATTGCTAACACATTACCGCCAATAATATTACCAGTTACAGTTATCTGTCCAGCAGTACGTAAATTACCAACTATGGCATTTCCTGTGATTGTGGCCACATTGACAGCCGAATCAAAAGTAAATCCAGCACTTGCACCAGCATTACCGCTATTATTAAATATAACCTGAGTATTTGAGCCAGGAACAGTTAAGTTGCCTGAAATATTTCCTAGGAAATTACCAATAAAATATGCATTGGTAGTAATATTACCGCCAGCACTTATTTGCCCGCTGTTGAGAACATTATTGGTGGTAGCATTACCAGATATGGTTAATGATGTTAAAGTACCAACGCTGGTAATATTTGCTTGAGCATTAGCGGTAACTGTGTTGGCTGTAATAGCACTAGTAACATTGCCACTTACATTGGCGCCTTGAATGTTGCTTAATGTATTACCGTTGCCAATAAATTGACCAGCAGTAATTGTTCCTGATGCTGATATTGTTGTACCGTTATAATTTGTAGATATAATATTAGCAGCATTTATATTTCCTGCGGCTGAAATTGAGCCACTGGTTAATAAATTAGCACTAGTGACATTGCCTGTGACTATTAATGCATTTGATGCCTGATTAAATGTAAATCCTGCACTAGCACCCACATTGCCTTGATTGTTGTACAATACTTGAGTATTTGATCCAGTGATAGCAATATTGCCAGTAATATTACCAATAAGATTACCAACAAAGAATCCGGCAGTAACAATATTACCATTAGCACTTATGATATTGCTAACTGAAATATTATTACCTATTGTATCGCCTGATACTGATAGTGATGTTAAAATGCCAATACTGGTAATATTTGCCTGTGCATTGGCGGTAACTGTACTTGCAGTAGTTGCGGCATTGGCATAGGCAGCGTTGGCCACCGATCCAACTACATTAGCACCAGTGATTGAAGATAATCCTGAACCGTTTCCAACAATATAATTGCCAGTAATATTGCCTGCAGCACTGATTAGGCCACCAGTTAAGAAATTACTACCGGTAATGGTTCCTGTAGATACTAAGGCATTTGATGTTTGATTAAAAGTAAATCCAGGCGAGCCAGCGAGATTTCCATTATTGTTATAGATAACCTGTGTGTTTAATCCTGGTGCTGTGACATTGCCCGAGATACTACCAGCAAAAGCACCAACAAAGAATCCAGCAGTGATAATATTACCAGTGGCACTTATAATATTACCAACTGAAATATTGTTACCGGTTGTATTACCAGACACAGACAATGTTGTTAAGATGCCAACACTGGTAATGTTTGGTTGAGCATTTGTAGTTACTGTTGCAGTAACACCAGAAGTATTTGCGTAAGTGGCATTGGCCACTGGGCCGCTTATATTAGCACCTTGAATATTGCTTAATGAATTACCATTACCAATAAATTGTCCGCTAGTAATATTGCCTGCAGCACTGATTAGGCCACCAGTTAAGAAATTACTACCAGTAATGGTTCCTGTAGATACTAAGGCATTTGTTCCTGGAGTAAATGTAAATCCAGGCGAGCCAGCGAGATTACCAGAACTGTTATAAATTACTTGTGTGTTTAATCCAGGAGCTACAACATTACCTGAAATGTTGCCAATAAGATTACCAATAAAATTTCCAGCAGTAACAATATTTCCAGCGGCACTAATCAATCCACCTGTTAGTACATTACCATGCACAGCATTGCCAGTACTCGATACTAATCCGGCGGTTAACACATTACCGCTTATAGTATTGCCAGTACTCGATACTAATCCGGCGGTTAACACATTACCGCTTATAGCATTGCCAGTACTCGATACTAATCCGGTAGTTAGAATATTTGCACCAACTAAGTTGCCAGTCGTACTAACTAAACCACTTGAGGTAATACTAGTCAATATACCAACACTTGTAATGTTAGGTTGAGCATTTGTTGTTACTGTACCAGCAGTTCCAGATGTATTTGCGTAAACAGCATTAGCTACAGAGCCAACCACATTTGCACCTGTAATTGAAGATAACCTTGAGCCATTACCAATAAAATAATTGCCGGTTATATTTCCAACAGCACTGATTAGGCCACCAGTTAAGAAATTACTACCGTTAATGGTTCCTGTAGATACTAAAGCATTTGTGCTTTGATTAAAAGTAAATCCAGCACTGGCCGATACAATACCATTGCTGTTATATAATACCTGTGTATCTGATCCTGGCGCACTTAAATTTCCAAAAACATTACCAACTAAATTACCTACAAAAAAACTGCCTGAGCCAACTGTTATATTACTAACTGACGATATTTGACCGTTGGTCAATATATTACCACCATTAACATTGCCACTAACAGCCAATTCTGTTAATATTCCAACTGAAGTTAGACTGCTAAACAAAACATTACTTGATAAAGTATTACCAACCAATGCATTGGCATAACCTGCTGTCGCTGATGTAATACCGGTTAATTGACTACCGTTACCAATAAAATAATTGCCGGTAATATTACCTGTTGCGCTAATAAATCCGGTGGTTGATACATTACCACTATTAACATTGTTACTCACAGATAAATTTGACAATGTACCAACTGCGGTTAAACTACTGAACAAAACATTGCTTGATAGTGTATTACCAATCAATGCATTGGCATAAAAATTAGATGACGATACAATTCCACTCAGCTGACTACCATTGCCAATAATATAATTTCCAGTTATATTGCCGGTAGCACTAACAACTCCAGTGGTGCGTATACTTCCGCCAACAATATTACCTAGAGCGCTGACAAATCCAGTGGCGCCAATAAATCCGCCGGTGCGTAGATTACCGCCAACAATATTACCTAGGGCACTGATAAATCCAGTGGTGTGTATATTACCACTATCAACATTACCATTAACAGATAAATTTGCTAATATGCCAACTGCGGTTAAACTACTAAACAAAACATTACTTGATAATGTATCTCCAATTAATGCATTGGCATAGACTGATGTAAGCCCGGTTAATTGACTGCCATTACCGATAATATAATTTCCAATTACATTACCTGCGGCACTAACTTCGCCTGCGGTATAAAAATTTTGTCCAATAATATTACCTGCGGCACTTACCTGTCCAGCAGTTAAAAAATTACCGCCTTGTATATCGCCAGCGATTGTAGCAATGCTTGTTGCTGAATCAAAAGTAAATCCAGGACTGGCTCCAACATTGCCTTCGTTATTGTAAAGTACCTGAGTATTTGCACCAGGAACTGCAATACAACCAATAGTATTACCAATAAGATTACCAATAAAAAATCCTGTTGGACTGACAACAATATTACCAGTTGCCGAAACTTGACCAGCAGTGTAAATATTACCTGATGCACTGATTACACCGTTGACATATTCACCATTAGGAGACCATGTTACAACATTTCCAACTCCTCCTACTCCGGCTATAATATTTCCATTGTTAAACACTGCAACATTAGAGTTGCCATTTAATAGAATACTAAATGAACCAGTAGTACCTACGGTAGAACCATAGTCATCTACCCAAAAATAACTAGTACCATCAAAGGTAAATCGATATTGTACATTGGTTGCTGTGTTGTACCAGAAATCGCCAACACTTGGATTTAATGGTGCGGTTGGACTTGAAGTCGATCGAATACCGCCGCCAAAGATGTTACCAGCAGCACTGATAATATTACCAGATGAAATATTGTTGGCAAAAATATTTCCTGTTAAAGTTAAAGCGTTTGCCCAGACTCTTGTGTTATCAGTACTGATAGTTAATACAGCATTATTGGCACCGGGGCCAAGATTTGGCTCTGCTTGGCCTAAACCTAAAAATTGATATCTGTCAGCTGATAGATTAGCATAGTCAACGACCGGTACTCTACCAGTAAGAAGTTTTGGCTTATTTACAGACATTTTATCCTACAAGAGTTTCTAAAAGACTTAATACTAGTTGTCCGCTGGTGTCATCACTTGCGCTGAGTTCTAGACTATCTCCATAAGTTAGTATTAGTCGCCCTGTTAATATCGTAATAGCATCTGCTACTGGTATACTAATCCCTTGAACTAATGAAGTAGGACTTCCAAGTTTATTAACATCTGCAGAAACTTGAATAGTATCGAGTCCATTGTTACTAACTTGTGCCATTAATATCACTGTAGCATAGCCCAGTGGTGGAGTATAAACCACCGTGTTATTTGTAGTTACATTTGCTGTAACTGTTTTGAATATATTTAATGCGCCTGACATGTTTTTTCCTTATCCTAGTATTTATGGGTACATTAACCTTCAGACAATGCCAGAATAAATGGCGTCATTTGAGCAAATAAACTTCGATAAAAGTCTTGACCTGTAATAGTTCCTGTTGCTTGGCTAATGGTAAATCCTGACCCAACTTTGAAATTACCTTTTTGATCGGTACTGGTATAAGTTACTACTCCATAGTTAGTTTGTAATACTTCATTAGCTTCAATTGGAATTCCGCCGTATTGCGGCAAGGCCGTGGCTGGATTGATTCCAGCTCCAACATACTCAAAAGTATGGGCACTTGCGATAATAGAGCTGCGAACATAAAATGCAACACTGGTACCAGGCGCTGCATTACCTAAATAAATTTGTTGTACTATAACCGTAGATTTACCAACACTTGGAATATTAGGCAGTATGGTATCAATAGTATAGGCCTGTGGATCACTACCAACAAACATTAAGGTATTAACATGTGGTTCTCCGTTGGATAAATTATCAAGAACAAAAGCCCCTTGAAACTGTGATTCAATAGTGGCTGTGGTTTGCTGTGTGCCATACCCGTCAGCCCACAATCCATAATTACCAATTGAACAATCCGATCCGTTCAAGGTACAGAAAGATCCTGACTCAACTCTGACTCCAATATTACAAGCAATAGTATAGATATTAACTAATTGGCTGTACGCTTGATTTACCATTTTAATACCCACACCGCCTTTGTTGATAATTGTGAAGAATCCCACAATCATGGCCTTGGTACTGGTAGGGCCGCAAGCCGCGCCGTCGATGAATACCGCAGTACCGGTGGTAGTATTAGATGTTAAATTTTGAATATACGGGCTGACATAAGCGGTTGTTATTATGTTTGGATTATAACTAAATCCGTTGGCCAGATAGTCTCGAATAGTTATTCCCCAAACATAACATCCAGCACTGACATAAAATAAATCAGCACTTGGTGTCAATGGGTATATAAAAACATTACGAAGATTATCGCCCATTAAACTAACATTGGCAGGAATAGTTACTGGATTATCTTCGGTGTAATTACCTGGGGCTACATTAACAGAAACACTTCCACCAATTGCAGCTGCGGCGGCCATGGCCGCTTTAATTGTTAAAAACGGTTGGTTTAAATTTCCATCATTAGCATCGTTACCGTTGATTGCAACAAATAATTGTCTATCACTTGCCGGTACTTTACCAAGAAAAGTGCCAGCAGTAACATCACCAGTGACACTGACGCTGTTGCCAAAGAAATTATTGGCCGTAACATTTCCGGTGATACTAATGTTGTTTGGAAATTGAATATTACCAAAGAAATTATCGGCTGTAACATTGCCATTAACACTGACATTGTTGGTTAAATTAATAGTACCCGTGCCGTCTGGACCAATGGTGATATTGCTATTTGCAGTATGCGAGGTAATAGAATCAACACGCATATTCCCTGCAATGTCAAGATTTGCCTGCGGTGTAGCGGTGTTTATTCCAATGACGCCGTTGGCAACATCTAAATAAAGTGTAGGTATACTGTTTGCGTTGTTGAGGAATGCTAAACTATTGCCATCTCTTACAAGATTGGACTGGAGCATTGACCCCGATATTTTACTGATTGCCATATATTATCCCCGGATAATATATTTAGCTAATTTGAATTTACCCGGCTGGTAGGGTGTGTACAACGTTTACTGGGGAGTCTAAGGGCGGCGCATCCGTAAATGTAATGTCGTAGCCACCGTTTACGGTGTATACTGTGTTGGCCTGCTGGTACACCGAGCCTACAAACACAGTAATTTGAGTAGCATCGCTGACTTCTACACTCATGGTGAATACTGTTTGGATTCCATCGCCGGTAAAGTTATCCACTGTATAAGTAGGTGCTCCGTTTGAAATGCTAACATAGATAATGCCATTAAAGTATTCAATTAGGCCTGTGTCGGTATTGTATCTAATAAGACCAAAAACTGGATTATTGGGGCGATTAGCCGTTGAGCCGGTAGGCAAGACTGTACCGGTACTACCCGATAATAATCGTCGATTTTTGTATAAATTGGCCATTAAAGATTGGTGTACGAGGTGATCGAAGTTACTGTAGTATCTGATGAATTTGCGTAAATTGCGTCGCCTGGGCCAAGCAATAATTTTTCTGAAAACATGTACATTTGTGCAGTTTCAGACGCCGGAATTGCAATATTTGACAAGGCAATATTTGTGGTATCTGGAGCACTACTATTTGGAACTACATACAAATTTGCAGTCACATTCCCTGGTCCCCAGTTACACATGGTCAATGAAGTAATTACAGTATTTCCTACACTGGTGTAAATTACATCAGCAGTTGAATTTGAAACTGGGTTAGTTGTTATTGTCATAAAATTATCCTTAAAATATAATGCCGTAGACTATGGCTTTGTAGTTTGCTACAAGCTCATCAACGCCGCCTGCGGCCTCTGAGGTTGTGTATAATCCAGTCCCACCCGAACTCACCACATCGCTATAAACAACTACAGCATTGGCTACATTAGCCGGCGGTGTAACTACATTTGTGAATACTTGATGTCCTGTTAAAGTTAATGCATTTGCAGCTTGATCAAAAGTAAGAAAAGCAGAAGCTGCAAATCCACCTTGGTAATTGTATTGAATTTGTGTGTTGGATCCAGCCGCAGTATTACCAATATTAGAATACGCAGTAATTGGAGCACCATTGGCACTTACACTATTACTGGTTTGCCAGGCATTAACCAAGGTATCAAATCGAAAACCAGAAAATGTACTTGGCCCAGTTTGCATTAACAAACCGCCATCGGTGATAGCCCCACTGTTATTGGCCGCTACTGTAATAAACGGCGTAGTTGTAATTGCTGGGTATGTATAGGTAACATTACCGTTAAACAATGTTTGTGCATTGATCGTGAATAATCCATTCCCGTCATTACAGGTTAGAGTATAATCAGTGTTTACATTTTTAAATGAGGCCATTAGAAAGATCCTTTTGCTTATTTATACTAGTTTAAAGGTACCGCAATCATAAAAAATCCGCCCGAAAGCGGATTTTTCATCATAATAAAAGCTGATTATGGATTACTTGGTACTTGTGCCAATACAATTTGGCCAGTTCCGTTGGTAAATGTCACTGCATCTGCACCTGATTTAGCCGCGGATATAACTTCACTAGCAACAGTGAATGTTAATCCGGTGGTTTGACCAGCTGTAGAAGTTACAGCGGCACCGCCTACAGTAGCTGACAATGTAAATGTTGTTGAACCGTTTGTAGTTTTAACATAATATGTTGTTGGAGCTGCATAGCCAATGATTGTTCCAGCTGTTAATGTGTATGTTACACCAGTTGGAGTACCAGCTGTAGTTACAACAGCAGCACCGCCTAAGGTAGCAGACAATGTAAATGTTGTTGAACCGTTGGTAGCAATGATGTAGTATGTTGTTGGATCACTGTAAGCTGGAGTATCAATACTGCCTGATCCACCAAATGTACCACTAATAGTTACTTTCTGACCTACAACCATTGGACGGGCAGTTGCAGCGCAACTAAATTGACCAGCTGTGCCAGTAATGACTACAGTTGCTAATGTTGGGTTAGTAGTTGTTCCACTAACTGTAATTGGATCATTAACTAATAAAGTACTGAATGCGGCACTACTAAATGTGCCAGCTGTTCCAGTGATATTAACATTGCCAAGAGTAGCAGTTCCAATAGTTTGTGGCTCAAAGAAGTTAACAAAATACTGAACATTGGCCTGAGCAACACCTGTTGGGAAACTTAAACCATATTTGTTAGTCAAACGCTGTAGGTATACTGTGGCAACATTGCCTGTACCATCAGGAACACCAACACCAATACTCATTGAGTTGGCTGTTAAACTAGCATTAGCAACGTTGGCCAAAAAGCAAACGCCTGTTGCACCACTTACTGCGCCAGTTACCAAATACTTGCTTTGGCCTTTTTGGCGTGTGATAAATGCAGCCTCTGAACCTTGTCCTGAACCATAAATGTTGGCACTTACAGCCACAACTGGAAAAGTTGCTGTACCATCAGCCATGTTGTAATCAGCATTTGGATAGCCAGTGTTTTGTGCGTTGAGTACATTACCACCAACTACACCGTAGAAGTTAGTACCAGTTAATCCTGGAGGTGTTACAGGATTGGTCAATGTATTGATTTGTGGAAAGCCTGCATCAACTGGAAGACCAGGTGTACCTGCATAACCTTGTTTTTGAATTTTTAGAGGACGCCCCATTTTGTTTTCTCCTTAAAGAAGTCCGATGTCGGTTCTAGCGACTACGCTGTGGGTATTAGTCCCAGCATAAAAGCACTATTGCTTGTAGAAGTATTTATGTCTGTGCCTGTTTTTTAAGGTGGCTGGTTATATAGGGTTAAATATCATCATGAACACAGACGAACTAATCACTAGAGGTAATGAATTTAGAGCTCAGAATCAGCCCGCAGAAGCATTAAAATGCTATGCTCACGCATTTGGGGAAGATATGAATTCTGTGGCTGCTTTTAACAACTATGGCAATGTACTAAGAGAGTGCGGCCATGCTAAAAGAGCTATTCCGTTTTTACAAGCCGCTATCGAAATGGCTCCGCAATTTGTTACAGCACAGTTTAACCTGGCTGTGGCCTACTTGATTTCTGGAGATTATGCTCGCGGATGGCCACAGTATGAGTGGCGCTGGCGTTATGAGCACTTGGATGGCTTATTGCCTAAATTTGAACAGCCTCGCTGGTCTGGTCAAGACCTCAAAGACAAAACTATTCTGGTCATTGGCGAGCAAGGGCATGGCGATAACATTCAATTTATTAGATTTGTTGAGCCCTTGATTGCAGCTGGCGCAAAGGTCATTGTTCATGTGGATGAAAATACTGCTGTGTTATTTAGAGTAAATTTATTACCACCCACCCAGGTAATTACCAATGCTGATCCATTACCATCATTTGATTACTGGACTCCTATAATGAGTATTCCTGGAATTATAGGCGTAACTTTAGAAAATCTGCAACATCGTGTGCAGTATTTAACCGCTAGTAAGCAAAGTATTCAACAGTGGCAACAAACATTAGGCCCAAAAAAAGGACTACGAGTTGGTGTTTGCTGGAGTGGCCGCAAAGATTCTTGGATTAATCAACACAAGGCTATTCCATTTGCGGAAATATTTGAAGTTATCAAACGCAATCCAGAATATCACTGGATTAATTTACAAGCAGATTGTTCAGAAGAAGAAGGCGCTGCCTTGGCTGGCATTGGAGTCAGTACTTATCCAGGTGCTATTCGTAATTGGGATGATACTGCTGGGCTAATTCAACACTTAGATGTGGTCATTGCTGTGGATACTGCGGTTGGGCACCTAGCTGGAGCCATGGGTCGTCCATTCTGGTTACCGTTGAATCAGTTTGGTCAAGATTGGCGTTGGTTGTTGGATCGTGAAGACAGTCCGTGGTATCCAACTTGCCGTATATTCCGTCAGCCTAGTCTAGGTGATTGGAATACTCCCTTAAAGAAAATTGAGCAATACTTAACTTGGTTTAAAGTATAGACAACAAAAAGCCCGTCGACCGGGCTTTTTATTTTTGTATTCCAGGATTACCGACCCACCAGCTTAATTTTATACTCCACTAAGTCAAGAGTGTAATATACTTATTAAGTGTTGACCGGCTGATAAAATTTATGTGGTAATTGTAACACCCGTTAAATTAATATTGTTTATTATAGCTTGAGGAACAAAGGCCGCAAATATCCAACCAGTGTTGTTGCTGACATTGGTACTGTTGTCGCCAGCATACCAAGTGTTAGTGGATGGAGTTACTGTACTATCCCTAATGCTCATATAATTAACTGTAACTGGTCCAGGTCCAGCTAATGCCAGCGTACTTTGAACTCCTGCACTTGAACTATTTAAAGTTAATACGGCTCCTGTAGCTCCTGCGGCTAACCATTGATTAACCGTGGTAGTTCCGCTGGCTGGTAATGTAACTGTAAACGCTGCTGTTTTAGTATCTGAGATAGTGTTCCAGGTATTATTTCCAGTAAATGTATAAGTGGCCGCACCTGTTCCGCTAACCAGCGTTGGACCAATGTTTAAATTATTGTAAGTTTTTCCACCACCAGCAAAAGTTTTTGCTGCGGTTGAAGTATCAGATAATATTATAGTTGAAGTACCAGGAACAATAGTTGCTCCTGTGGCTGACCAAACGGTACCAACTCCACTGGCAGACCAGCCACCGCGACCCATTACTATAGTACCGCCAGTCAACGAATACGATCCAGCACTAACATTATTTTCACTGGCGTTAAATGTTCCTGCTGAAACTGTTAATGTTCTGCCGGATCCTACAATCAAAGTATCAGCTAACCCTACAGTACCACCTGCGCCGCTTACCGTAATTGGAAAATCTAAAATTTGCCCGTTTGATGTTATAATTTGTGTGTCAGAGGTGGCTGCAAATGTTGTTGTTCCTGTGCCACCGGTTGCAGTCATGCCGCTGGATAATGTTAAATCTCCGTAAATTGTTCTGGCATTGGCTGCTAAAGTTCCACTAAATCCAGTAAAATTTATATCATTCCACATGCCTACTATGCTAACTGTGTCGGTACCGGCTGTGACATTAACTGAAGGAACTGTTGCTTCTGTTCCTACCGCTGCAAATCCAAAATTAAGAGTTCTAGTTCCTGTTGCGCCCGAATATGTTGCGTTGATTATTGGTGTACCAGTATAGGTAAAATTGGTTGCGGTAGTTATTTGAAATATTGTTGCATTGTTACCGGTTAAACTAATTTGCCCAAAGCCAAAAACAATAACCCGAGTATTTGAATTGTTAGATAAAAATATTCCTGCGGTTAAAGTTTTATTGTTTAAATCTAAAGTACCATTGGTTAATGTGTACGCTTCGGTTGATGCTATTGTTGTACTATCATCCAATTGAACTGTGCCACCAACACCGTTTTGTGTAATTGATCCCAGTGTTTTACCTGCACTGGTAATGGCTTGTGTGCCTGAAGTGGCTGCAAATGTCCAGCTGCTGGTACCGGCAGTAAGAGTCATGCCTGAGACTAAAGTTAGATCACCATAAATGGTAGCTGTTGCTGCACCTGGCGACCATGAGCCAGCGAATCCAACAGTATTTGGAAAACTAATACCACTAAAGTTTAATGACCTAACTACAGAACCTGAAGTCAAGTTTAATGCGTAAGTACCATTGATAACTTGAATATCAAGCGCATTAGATTCTGTAAAGCTGGTGGCTGTTACGGTGGTTGCTGTTGCTCCAGAGTTACTAATATATATAGTTGGAGTCCCAGTATAAGTTAAACCGGTGCCAACTGCGTTGAACGCTGTGCCCGAGCCTGTGGTTGCAATCCATCCTGTGCCAAATTGGATTACACGAGTTCCGGTGGTTGAAGAAAATGCCGAGCATGAAAGTATTTGACTGTTGATGTCCAGCGTACCGGCAGTGTATGTATAGGTGCCCGACATAACCACAGTGTCAGCTATTTGTACAGTTCCGCCAGCAGTGGATTGAGTAATTGCTGCTGTAATTGGTTTACCATTAGTTGTAATTACTTGTATACCAGAGGTGGCTGCCAGAGTTAATGCGCCAGTGTTAGAGTAGGTCATTGTGGGGCTAAGAGTCAAACTGCCATAGATGGTTCTTATTGTTGCTCCTGAAGCGGTGCCACTAAATCCAATGTAGTTTAAATTATCATAAACATTACCAGCTGTTTCAGTCAATGTGTAGGTGCCTGCAATGATGTTAACGTTTAATGCATTGGCCTCAGTAAATCCAATTGAGGTTGTTACAGTAGTAGCGGTGGCCGAGTTATTGTTGATGTTTACTGTTGGTGTTCCAGTATAGGTTAGGCCAGTTCCGGTAACGCTAAATGCGGTAGCGCCAGATCCTGTGACAGTAATAGCACCTGTGCCAAATTGAAATGTACGAGTATTTGTACCTGTAGAACTAAATGATGAACAGGCTAGTTCAAAGTTGTTAAGGTTTAATATATATATACCGGTGGTACCCATTGAAAAGCCGGCGGTTAACGACATGGTCAAGTTGTCGGCTAATTGTAATGTGGCTCCTGGATTAAGTTGACTAATTGGTAATGTAACTATCAACCCATTGGTTGTAATTATTTGCGTGCCTGAGGTAGCTGAAAATGTTAACCCGCCAGCGCCAGAAGTGGTCATACTTGGAGTCAAGGTCACATTGCCATATATAGTTTTAGTGGAGGCTGATATCAAATCGCCACTAAATCCAGTAAAGTCTAAATTATCATATACATTATTACCGCCCTCATTTAATTGGTAGGTACCTGCGGTAACGTTGACACTTAACGCATTGGTCTCTGTAAAACCTGTTGCAGCAACTATGGTTGCAGCAGTGGCCGAGTTATTACTGATGTTAACTGTTGGAGTACCGGTATAAGTCAAGCTGGTACCAACAACGTTGAATGGTGTGCCTGACCCAGTTGTGGTAATTGCGCCAGTACCAAATTGAATTACTCGAGTTCCGGTGGTTGAAGAAAATGCTAGACAAGAAAGAGTGAAACTGTTAATGTTTAATGTACCAGCGGTGTAGGTATAGGTAGACGTTGACAACAATGCATCTACTAATTGTAAGGTAGCGCCTGAATTATTTTGAGTAATTGCGCTGGACTGCTGGCCAAAAGAAGCAATAGTTTGTGTGCCGGAAGTGGCGGCAAATGTCCATACTCCAGTGCCCGATGACAAGGTCATGCCCGACGATAAAGTCAGGTTGCCATAAAATGTGGTAGTATTTGTGCCCGGGGACCAAGAGCCTGTAAAGCCAGCGAAACTTAACGATCTAACCACAGAGCCTGAAATCAATGTTAGAGCATAGGTGCCTGTGGTAACGTTAAAGTTAAATGACTGACTTTCTCCAAATCCGGGTGCTGATATAGTGGCAGCCACGCCTGAGTTATTGCTGATATTCACAGTTGGTGTGCCAGTATTAAATAATCCCAACCCAACTACAGCGTTAAACACTGTGCCGGACCCAATACAAGTAATTGCGCCCGTGGCGCCCCAAGTGTAGAATCTTGTGCCACTGGCACTGGCATCAAATAGACCACAAGTAAGTGTAAAGCTATTTAAATTAAGTGTACCACCACCCCATGTAAATGTTGCTGTTGTTGACATAGTTAAAGCATCAGCTAATTGAATAGTGGCCACAGTGGCTGGAATTGTAATACTGCCAGTAATTGTTTTACCATTACTAGTGATTATTTGTGTGGCACTAGTAGATGATAATGTTAATGTGCCGGTATTGGTATAAGTCATACCTGATCCAAGAGTCAAGTTGCCATATATAGTTCTTGCTGTTGCTCCTGAAGCGGTGCCAGTAAACCCGGTATATATTAAATTGTTATATCCATTACCGGTTTGTTCAGACAATACATAGGTACCAACTGTGATATTAAAATTAAATGCGTTGGTCGCTGTAAAAGTACTTGCGGCTATGGTAGCGGCTGTGGCTGAGTTATTGCTGACATTTATAGTTGGTGTGCCAGTGTAAGTTAAACTAGTACCATCCACGTTGAATGCTGTACCTGAGCCAGTAACAGTAATTGAGTTTGTGCCAAATGCAATCACTCGAGTGCCTGAGGTTGATGCAAATAGTCCGCAAGAAAGTGTAAAGTTGCTAAGATTTAATGTACCAGCAGTATAGGTATATGTTGCTGCGGGTGTTAAAGTTAATGCATCAGCTAATTGAACTGTTCCGCCTGCACCAGATTGAGTAATTGAAAATAATGTTTTACCGGCACTAGTAATTACTTGAGTAGCCGAGGTTGAAGCAAATGTCCATATGCCGGTGCCGACGGTAAATGACATACCAGAAACAAGTGTGAGTGAACCGTAAAATGTAGCGGTTGATGTTCCCGGGGCCCAAGTACCTGTAAACCCAGTAAAGTTTAATGACTTAAAGACGCCGGCAGTGGTCACAGTGAGTGCGTATGTACCCGTAGTAATATTAAAATTAAATGCAGTGGCTTCTGTAAAGCTAGTTGCTGTTAAAGTTAATGCAGTAGCACTATTGTTACTGATGTTCACCGTTGGAGTACCAGTGTAAGTTAAACTAGTACCAACTACGTTGAATGCTGTACCTGAGCCAGTGGTGGTGATGTTACCAGTGCCAAAGGCAATAACACGGGTACCTGAAGTAGAAACAAATAATCCACATGAAAGTGTAAATGTGCTCAATGATAGAGTGCCAGCGGTATAGGTATAAGTGCCTGTAGTTGACATGGTTAATGCAGAACCTAATGCAACTGTACCACCTGCACCTGATTGGGTAATTGGTCCTAGTGTTTTTCCAGCACTGATAATAGTTTGTGTACCTGTGGTTGCCGCAAAAGTCCATAAGCCAGTACCGGTGGTAAATGTCATACCTGTGACCAAAGTCAATGAGCCGTATATAGTAGCTGTGGCTGTACCAGGAGCCCAGGTGCCTGAAAAGCCAGTAAAGTTCAACGAGCCTACTACCGATGCGGTGGTTAGTGTTAGTGCGTATGTACCTCTGTCACAGGTAAAGTTAAATACATTAGCTTCTGTGAAACCTGTGGTAGTTGTTATGGTCAATGCAGTAGCACTGTTGTTTGATACGTTTACAGTTGGAGTGCCGGTAACAGTTAAATTGGTTCCATTTACATTAAATCCACCAGTGCCAATCATTGTAATTGCACCACCACTTGATGAAATAATTGCTCTATTATTAGTGTTGTTTGAACTAAATGAACCACAAATAATATTAAATGTGTTTAATGCCAAGATACCGTTGGTTAATGTTACTGTTTGCGTGGTAGAAGTAGCACTGTTCAATGTGCTGCCTAGAGTAAATGTTTGACCAACTCCATCAAAGACTATTGACGAGGTTATATCAACGCTGGCATTGGTGCTGATTGTTCCTGTGCCAATAAATGTTATTGTTCCAGCATTTGTCCAGTTAGTGGTTGTCGACAAGGTCATACTACCGTTTACCGTTATACCACCAGTTATTGGTCCCCAGCTTGCGCCGGTTGTGTCTAAACTGCCACACACAGCCGACGATAAAGTAATTGTAGATACTCCTGAAGCGGCATTGATTATCACTGCATCATTCTGTGTTGGAACTATTTTTCCGCCAGCACCTGCGCTGGCATCGGCCCAGTTTACACCTGTTGTTCCTGCTCCAGGAGCAGCCCAGGTTCCGTTGCCACCAACCCAGTAGACTATACGAGTTGGAATAAGTGCAAAAGCAAAGGCGCCCCAGGTGGCATTACCACTAAGAGTGGCTGCTCGTGCTGTAGATAGTCCGGCAGCCGCTTGTAGTTCGTCAGCAATTAACATTCCAGTTATGGTAGTGGTGTTGGCACTGTTGACTCTACTGGTGGTACTGGCATTGGCTGTCCAGGTTCTCGCTGGATTGTTTAAAGCATCAAGGTAAACGCTGATGACAAAGTCATTGACATAAGTGGTTGTCACTCTGTTAGGGGTTGCAGGACTGACAGTTCCTGTGGCCCAGGCTGGTATGGCTTGAATTGCCCCGGCACCTCTGTAGGCAATCATTACTGCTTTGGTTGAATTGCCAGCCTGGGTCAGGGCCACACTGGCTTCTGTGGCTGTGGCATACCGGTATAATATGGTGCCAAATACACCAGCACCTTGTGCAGACAGTAGAGTCCATCCGGCAGGTGTTGTAGGTGTTGCTGTGCCGGTAGTGACAATTATGAGTATGTCGTTCTTGGCCGTACCAGCAGGAACTGTCACTGTGGGGTTAGCACCAGTGACTACTGTGCCTGCGGCTACAAATGTAATGGCCATGGATTATCCTTAGACGGCATCCTGTGGTATGAATATTGCCAGCCAACGATCCAAGCGAGCTTGTTTTAGGGTGTCAATATCCTCGGTTGTTAAGGCCGCGTATTCATCGGGGGTCATGACTAGAGCGTCACTAAATCGGCCATAGGCTGTTTCAAATGAAAATGCATCGCTGATTTGTCCGTTTTCCAAGGTTGTTACTGTCATTTTTTCTCCTTTAAACAATTGATTACTTATTTAGTGGCATTTGCGGCGGATATTTTGTATCATGAAATGGTAAATCCTGGGCCTATTTGCATTGCTGTATAGTGGTGTATTTATAGGTCAGCCAAAGGTGCCAACTGCGTAGATAGGATAGCGATTGATAGTATCGTCAAATCCTACAGCAACAAACGGTCCAGAGCCACGCACTGCAACTGCTCTTGTAAAAGCCGGTGTGGTATTTAAGCCGTTCATAGTGGCAGGAGTAGTCCAGTTTGTGCCATTGGTACTAATAGCGTAAAGCGGTCGATTAGGAACAGTGCCGTTGCCTACTGCAACAAATATGCCTGAACTAGAAACTGTGACCGACTGCATGTAGGCTGCCACAGCTGACCCATTCATACGAGCTGGAGTGGTCCAAGTTGATCCATCTGCGCTGGTGGCATACAAGGGATAACCAAAGCCAGGAGTGCCGTCATAGCCCACTGCAACAAATAAGCCTGCGCTCAAAACTGCAACCGACTGCATAATAGCCGAGGCAGTACTGCCATTCATCTGTGCAGGTGTGGTCCAAGCAGAGCCATCGGCGCTGGTGGCATAAACAGGGTAATTGGTAGTAGGAATGTAGCCCACAGCCACAAACAGACCTGAACTTGAGACAGTGACCGAGAGCATAATAGCCGAGGCAGTACTGCCATTCATCTGTGCAGGTGTGGTCCAAGCAGAGCCGTTGGCGCTGGTGGCATAAACAGGAGCATTAGATGCGTCACAACCTACAGCCACAAACAGACCCGAGCTTGAGACTGTAATTCCAAACATCTGAGCCGCTGTGGCGGATCCGTTCATAGTAGCCGGAGTAGTCCAGGTAGAACCATTGGCACTGGTAGCATACAAAGGAGCATTGGTACTGCTATAGCCTACAGCCACAAACAGACCTGAGGCATTGACTGTGACTGAACTCATGACTGCTGCAACGGCTGAGCCATTCATACGAGCTGGAGTGGTCCAGGTTGATCCATCTGCGCTGGTGGCATAAACAGGGTAGTTAGTAGTAGGAGTGGAGCCCACTGCAACCCATAAGCCAGCTGCATTGACTGTGACTGAACTCATACTAGCACCTACAGAACTGCCGTTCATCAGAGCCGGAGTAGTAAATCCGTTGCTTGATACAGCAACTCCTGGGCCTATTGACCATCCTGCGCCTATTGTGACTGGCATGACGAATCCTTGTTGATTGTGTGCATATTTAGTGCAGTCATGAAATGGTGAATCCTGGACCCATGCTCCAACCTTGACCTATGGTAAAAGTTACGGGCGCTTGTGGTGCCGCTGTAAATATCCAACCTGTGTTGTTGCTAGTATTGGTACTGTTGGCCCCGGCATACCAAGTTAAAGTACTGGGTGTTGCGGCCAAATCTCTGATGCTTAAATAGTTTGCTGAAACTCGCCCGCCACCAGATTTGACCAGTGCAGCCTGAGTTCCAAGAGTACTACTGTTAGCCGTGACTAAATTGCCTGCTGTTCCAGACAAACTAAAATTTGCAAATGTTTGGGTAGTACTGGCAGTAAAAGTTACTGTGGCTGGTTGTACTGTATTGGTAATATTATTAAATGAGTTGGTTCCATCTATAGTTAATGCCCCTGCGCCACCTTGATTAATATTATAATACGGTAAACTACCTCCGGTAAATGTTTTAGCTGTGGCAGAAGTTAAGCTAATTGTGGAAGTTCCAGCGTTGAACGCTGAACTCGGTGTGCTTACACTAAAAGAGGCGCCTGTTATAGTCCAAGCACCAGAGCCCATATTAAGTGTGTCAACGGCGGCAAATGTTCCTGTAGTTACGTTATATATACCTGAGTTTAAACCACCAGAAACCTGGTTTAACCTGGCTCCAAATGCAACAATAATATTTAAGTTACCAGTAAGAGTAACCGACGCAGGTGCGGTTTTGCTTATACGTACTTCAGCAAAAGTAAGAGGAGCGTCAGCACCATTAAAAACAGTACTTGTTGTTCCACCTAGCGTAAGTTGACTTCCGCCAGTACCTCCCATAGTGTTAGAAAGTATTATGTCACCGTAATATACACTACCATTTGCTACTGCCCAGAGACCGCTAAAACCAGTAAAATCAAGATTTCCCACACTGCCAGATATAGTTACTGTTCCTGTGCCTGCTTGGACATAAAGGTTAAGAATTTTATCGTCAGTAGTGCCTGCCGGCATTGACGGGGATCTAGATGTTGCAGAACTATTTGTCAAATAAACATTTCTACTGCCTGTGTAGGTACTAAATGTGCTGTTACCAATGGACATTACTCCTGTTCCTGAAATATAGATACCTCCAGTTGTTCCAAAAGCTATGATTTTGTTAGATGTGTCGCTGCCTCTAAATAGTCCAGTAAATAAATTTTTATTGTTGAGATTTAAAGTGCCGCTGAATAATGTAGTTAATTGAGTCGAAGAAGCCAAAGTTAAATCATCTTGTAGGATCCATTCACCACCAACTCCATTAAAAGTTATGCTGTAAAGTAATTTTCCTGCGGTTGTAATAGTCTGGCCGGTTGAAGTTGACGCAAATGTCCATAGACCAGATCCTGTGGTGAAGGTCATGCCTGTGACCAGAGTCAGCGATCCGTATATAGTAGCTGTGGCTGTGCCCGGTGCCCAAGTGCCAGTAAAACCAGTAAAGTTTAATGATTTAAGGAAACTACCAGTGGCCACAGCAAGTGCGTATGTACCTGTGGTAATGTTAAAATTAAACACATTGGTTTCTGTAAACCCTGTTGTGGTTGTTATAGTTCCAGCGGTGGCTGAGTTATTGCTGATATTTACGGTTGGTGTACCGGTATAAGTTAAGTTGGTACCAACAACCGTAAACATACTAGCACCAGACCCAGTTACAGTAATAGCGCCTGTACCAAATTGAATTACACGGGTAGCTCCGCTTATTGAAACAAACCCACCGGTGGAAATATTAAACGTTGCTAGGTTTAATGTGCCGTCCGAAAAAGTTATTGCTTTTGAGCTTGCCACTGTTAAGTTTGAACCCAATGTAAACACGGCTCCTGCAGCACCAATGGCCACGCTACAAGCAAAAGTTGTTATTGTAGTGGTAATTGTGCCTGTTGCTAAAAAAGTTAATAGTCCAGTTGCATTCCAGGTGGTGTTCCCCAAGGTCATGCTGCCACTAATGTTCAATGTACCCGTTGATGTAAAGGTAAGAACTGGAGCTCCTGTGGTCAGGCTTTGGCAATTCAGTGCACCGGTTAAGGTAATGGTTCCGGTACCAGAAAAATTATCAAATACAACATCATCCACTGAGGTTGGAACCGTGCCCGTACCTCCGGTGCCGTTAGAAGTATTGGCCCAGTTAGTGGTACTTGTTGTATTCCATGTTCCTGTGCCGCCAACCCAGTATATTGTTGCCATGACGAATCCTATTTGATAGCGTATTTATGGGCGGTGGTACAGGTCTAGCTCTAAATTTTGTGGCGACAGTTAGATCCGTGCCAGCGGGCGTATTAGCTATCTAAGCTAAATGTTACCATATAAAATTCAGTAATTTCTCCGTTGTCTGGCTTGGTCTTTTCTTTTGAAAAGCGGATATCTCCAAGCCCGCAATGATCTGGATCTTTGAGTAGAATAGCAGTCATTTCAAGAAAATCAACTACATCGTCGAGTGTTGGATACCAGTATACTTCTTCTACAAAATCTCTAACAAACAAAAATGGTATTTCTTTCTTAAACATTCTTTTGTATTTTGCCCGGTCTTTACTAGTAAGATATACACTGATAGCGGGATCTAAATAATAATTAAGATTACGGTGCCGGCACTCTTTGGCTTCTTTCCAAGTCCACCCGTGATCTCGAACCATTGCTCGAACTTCTTTAATATCAGCAAACCAATGATTAAGATAGTTGTCCACTAACTCGTCTTCACTTTTTCGTTTTAAATGACGAATTAGTTTATTCTGAGTAGTGATAGCAGATTTACTTTTCTTTGCTGCATGTTCTGCTAATCGCATGGCCTCGTATTGTCTTGAGTTCATTGGGTTTCCTTGCTAGGATTTTGTCGACAACGATCAGCATGCCAGCGGGTGTACATGCTTACGCTTGCAGTTTTACCACAATGCTCGCAAGTTTTCATCATTTGACTTGGATGAGTTCCAGCAGCAAGTCTATCTAAATTTGAACTTGGCCCAAGTAAATTATGTGTACCAGCTTTGATTCGGTTGGCATTGTGTTCAGAGCCAAGTAAATTGTGTGTACCGGCCTCTATTAACTTTTTGTTTAACTTGCCACCAGCGTTAGGGCTGTTACCATTTTGCCAGTGGTGTATTCCCGCTTTGCTACGCCATATACTTGGATTGTTAGTTAAGTTAATATGCGTACCATTGGCTATTGCTGTTTTGGCATTACGGCCATCTTTATTGGGATTGCGGTCGCCTTGTAAATTATGCTTACCTTCTTGAACTAATTTATTTTGTTTTTGTCTTAAGATATCAACAGATTCAAAATTAGTTTTGGTCCAATGATTATCTCCGGCAATTTTTGCCGCTACGCTTGGGTCTTTCATTGGATTGCTATCTGTATCAAATCCAACAGGGTCCGCGGTGCGATTCATACATCCTGGCTTACCATAGTGTTCTAGCAAGTATTGACCTTCAAGTGCTTTTACCTGGTCAACTGAATCGGCATATTCAAGTATTTCTCGGGTCAGAGTAGATTTATCTTTTATAGAACTGGGCCATAGTCCCGAACCAACATATCCATCGTTGATGTTTTTTGTACTATGTCTTCCAATATAGTATTTGCCGTTTGTGTGAGTTGTTTTGTATATAAAGTGTTTCATACTTTTATTTAGCATAGTCCGTAGCATTACTAAAGATAATACACTCAAAACATACCTTTTGTCAACTAATTTGGCCAACAAAAAAGGACCTTTCGGTCCTTTTCTGCAACTTCCCATCCCTGGGTTGTTTACTACTATTTGTACTGCGTTTGGATCAACTAAAGCTAAGGTTCTGAACTGCAATTTCGCCAACGTAATCGGCTGCATTCCCGAAACTCGATGCGGTGTTTGTCAATTCGACAAAACCGTAACGAGTCATAAAGCTAACTACTGGTTCGAAACTATTTGGATCCAATACAACGCCACTACTCATCAGCGGAATGTATGGGCAATAGAACGCAGCGGCATCAGCCTCTGAAGAACCTTTGTAACCAACCAATACTGATTGTGTATCTGGAGCATAGCTGTTTACAAACACACGCATTGCGCCATTCAATGTACCAACAAACTTGGTGTTTGTAGGAGCTTCGAATGTGCCTTCTGTTGTGCGAGCAAAAGCTGATGTTGTTGCACTTTGCAATACTGTCAAAGCAGCTGAACTTACAACAGCCCAGTTACCAGCGCCACGACGTGTACGCTGAGCAATCAAGTTAGCAACGCGGTTGATCAACACTGCCAAAGCGGCATGCTCATCACCAACGAATGTTGCTGTACCAGATACAGTAGCTTGGTTGTATGTGTACTCAGTTGCAGCCAAAGAACTCAGACTCAAGAGGATCTCTTGGTCGATTTCAGCTGTGATTTCTTGAGCCAAAGCAGCCATAATTTCTGCTTCAACATCAATACCATGCATAGCTTGAGCATCTTGTGCTGATTCAAATGTCCAACGAGCTTGTAACTTGCGAGTCTTAGCTTCAACTGCTTGTTTCAAGATCTGGATGGAGATCTGCTTACCGCCTGTACCTTCCATTGTACTTGTGTTATTACCAGTGTATCCAGTAGCTGGAGTAACTTGGTCATAAGGTACTGTGGAATATGCTGTAGCAATGGTGAATGGGCTTAGGGCTTCTTGACCAGCTGTTACAGAAGTAGCGGCTAATGAATTGTCTTGTAAACTTTGTGCATAGCGAACACGC